ATCCCTTTGCAACATATTTATCCGGGTTTCAAAAACCATCTTATTACTTGGAAGTTCTAGAAAAATTTAAGCAAAGCAGAAAACCGTTTCAGCTTTTGATTGCAAGGCGAATCATCACACATAGTTATATTCGTGGAAACCTTCATAATACTGATATGAAGGTTTCCATTGAAGACTATAAAGTTGTTGAAAAAGCCAATGAACACGGGATGGACTTTGTAGTTGATGTGTCTTTGAAACAGTATAAGGAATATAAGACCAAGACTTTCAAAGTTGATACCCCTTCCCCTACTGCCCCTATTGCTATTGAACCGCAACGGGAAGAACCCGCTACGGAACCGGAAGAACAGACAAAGACTTATACCATCACTGTTTATTATTCCGGTTCCAGCGGTTCAATCAGTTCTGTTTCTGCTACCAGTACCGTTTCAGTTGCAGACGCAAGAACTAAAGCATGGGCAAAGGTTCCTAAAACTGCTTTGTGGGCAAGTGAAACGAAAAAACAAGCAACCAACCAAGACCCACCTTTGACGGATGCTGCTTTGGAAGCTGCAAGAAGAAGGGTGCAGGAACAGCAACAATCACAAACTGAACAAACCCAACAGCCTGTTAAAAAACCAACCGTCAATCCTTCAGGTAATCAATTAACTTATGTGTGTTAAGCAAAGGGGGTGAATTCCGGTGGCAAGTTCCAATTCCAGTTCAACAAAGAAAAAGAATGAAGATGAAGAAAAAGAAGTCAAAGTTATTATTCAGAATGGAAGTAAAGGATATGAACCTATTGTTCTGGATGATATACAATGGCAGACTGACCGAAAAGGAAGCCCCGGAAAGCTGACCCTGAAAGTGATTCAGGATGAAGATTTGAACGTTGAAGAAGGTAATGCCATTTCTTTAAAAGTTGGTAAAACCTCTGTATTTTATGGTTATATTTTCAGAATTGCAAGGGATAAAACCAAAATCATATCCTTAACCTGTTATGACCAAATGCGGTACATGAAAAACAAGGATACATATAATTTTGAAAATACAACCGCTAACCGGATTGCTGGGATGATCTGTTCAGACTTTGGAATCAAAACCGGGGAACTGGAAGAAACAGCCTATGTTATAAAATATGTTGTCTATGACAATAAAACCCTGATGGATATGGTTCAGGATGCGCTTGATATGACCCTGACCAACACTAAACAGCTTTATGTCATGTATGATGACTATGGAAAACTGACAATCAAACAGATTGCCCGGATGAAGGTTGGTCTGCTGATTGACGCTGATACCGCTGAAAGCTTTGATTTTGAATCCAGTATTGATGATGAAACATACAATAGAATTAAGCTGATGTATGAAGATTCTGAAACGCATGAAAGAACTGTCTGGACTGCTGCTGATAGTGGAACCCAACAGAAATGGGGAACATTACAGTATTTTGAATCCATCAATAAGGATGAAAAAGAATCTGCTGAAAGCAAAGCCAACACTCTTCTTTCCCTGTACAACACAAAGACCAAACGCCTGACCATCAACAATGTTATTGGTGATTTACGGGTTAGGGCTGGTTCAATGGTGCTGGTTCAACTTGAAATGGGAACAGAAAAAATCAGTAACTGGATGGTGGTTGATTCCTGTACTCATACATTCAAGCAGAATGAACACTTTATGAGCCTGAAAGTGATTGGGGGTGGATATGTTGGGTGATCTGGTTGAAAGCATGAAGAAAGCTGCCCTTGATGCTGTTGATAACTCTGATCCAACCTGTATTATGTATGGAAAAGTTATTAAGGTAAGTCCGCTTGAAATTCAGGTGAATCAGAAATTGATTCTGAAAAAAGAACAGTTGGTCTTAACCCGTGATGTGACGGACTACACAATTAAGGTTAAGGCAACAACACATACTGTTGAACAAAACCCTGATGGTTTAGGAATGACCCATATTTTCGGAAGCCCTGAAGGCGGTGGAACTTCACATGCTCACGGTATCAGTGAAATCAAAATATTGAACGCTTTGAAGGTGGGTGAAGAAGTCATTCTGATCCGTCAAAGCGGTGGACAAGAATATATTGTATTGGATAGGGTGGGATCGTAAATGGCATTAACACCAACTGTATATAATGAAGTTTTGCTTGATCCTGAATATGAGATAACGATTTATCCGTCAAAAACCTATTATATGAATCTGGAAAAATACAGAATCATTGGAAATGTGGATGATATTGAAAGCTTACCGCAAGCCATTTTCAAAGTTCTATATACTGAACGGGGCGTTTATCCTGCTTATTCCAACAATTATGGAATTGAACTTGAATCCCTGTTTGGAATGCCTATCAATTATGTAATCCCGGAACTTGAAAGGCGAATTGTAGAAGCTTTGACTTGGGATACTCGAATTAACAGCGTTGACAGTTTTGAATTTGATGTTAAGAAAGGTGTTCTAACAGCAAAATTTACTGTTCATACCATTTATGGGGATATCACAAGTGAAAGGATGGTGCGTTTCTAATGTTTCAAAACTTCAACTATGATTATTTCATGCGGAAGATGCTTGGTAATGTTCCAAATGATCTGGATAAAAGGGAAGGTTCCGTAATTTGGGATGCCCTTGCCCCGGCTGCTTTGGAATTGGAAGGGGCTTATCAATTATTGGATTGGATTATTATGCAATCCTTTGCTGATACCGCTGACCGGGATTTCCTGATTAGACGGGCAAAGGAACGAGGCTTAACCCCTTATCCCGCTACCTATGCTGTTTTGAAAGGCGAATTTACCCCAACTACTGTTGATCTGACCGGGAAACGGTTCAATCTTGGGGCGCTGAATTATCAAGTTGGTGATCCTATTACCGGGGAACCCGGTTGTTATCAGATGATCTGTGAAGAACCAGGTGTGATTGGTCACAGGCTGCTTGGAAACCTGATTCCAATTGATTATGTGGATGGTTTACAGACCGCACAAGCTACGGAAGTTCTGATTCCGGGTGAAGATGTTGAAGATACTGAAGAATTCAGAACCAGATACATGAACAGCTTTAATGATAAACGGTTTGGCGGGAACATCCCCCAATACATTGATTGGGTTATGGGTATGGATGGTATAGGCGGGGTAAGGGTAACAAGGGTCTGGAATGGTTCCAGAACCGTATTGGTTACCATTATCAATTCAGAATACCGGAAAGCTTCTTCAACTTTGGTGAATGCGGTACAAGCTGAACTTGATCCTGACGGGGATGGGCGGGGTGATGGTATTGCCCCTATTGGTCATGAAGTGACTGTGGAAGCAGCGGATGAAGAACAAATCAATGTTTATCTTGAAGTAGACTTTGATACCGGGTATTCATGGACAAACATGCTAACCCCTATCACTGAAGCAATTACCGCTTATTTTGCAGAACTGCGGGTAGACTGGAAAAATTATTCAGCAGGAACACCAACTATTGTCAGAATCAGTCAAATTGAAACCCGGATTCTTTCCTTGACGGGTGTGATTGATGTTCATGGAACCAAGATTCAAGGAACCGCTGCTAACTATAACGTAACCGGAAACAAGCTGCCTATTCCGGGGGTGATAACTCATGGCTGATGAAATAAAGGTTGATCTTTGGAAATACCTTCCCCCTTTTCTGAAACAGTTCCGGGAATTGGATAAACTTTTACTTGCGGAAGAACCTGAATTTCAGGAATTTCTTTTCTGGAAAATTCATACACTGGAAAACCTGTTCATTGAAAGCGCACATGATGAAGGTTTAAAACAGTATGAAAAATTGCTTGGTCTGTATCCCCTTCCGGGTGAATCACTGGAAACAAGAAGACAGAATGTCTTTTCCAAATGGTTTGCAACGGATAAATACACTATGAAAACCCTTCTTCAGCGGTTGCAGATGCTTCAGGGGAATGATAATGTTCAGCTTGAATGGGATGAAATCAATCATTTCTTCTTGCATGTTATCACCCGCCTTGAACAACCGGGACAGGTTGAAACCCTGTGTCAGATATTGGAAACCATGATTCCTGCTAATATCGGGTATCAGTCCAATAATATGATTGAAATTGCCGGGGAAATATCCATGTCCTTTGTGATGGCTGGTTCTATCACAGCAACCCTGTTCAATACCAATGATATTGTTGGTGTATTCAGGGATGATATCCCGTTAAGCGCTGCAAATGGCGTTGGTGTGACACAGACTTTGTTCAATACCAATGATATTGTAGGAACCTTCCCGAATGAATTACCGCTTGAAATTGCAAGCGGAATCAGTCAGACGGATATTCATTTCATTACAGATTGAAAAGGTTGAACCGCTTGGGCATGACAGGCGGTTCAATTCTTTTTGATAAAATCAAGAAAGGATGATGCACACATGGAATTCAGTACCTTTGTGATAACTCCCAAAGGACAAGCGCTAATGGCTAAACTGATGCAAGGTGTGGCAAGGTGTGATTTCACAAATATCAAGCTTTCATCCCATGCCTATACTGATGCTGAACTGGTTGCGCTGGAAACCCTTGCAGATGTGAAACAGTCTGCCCCCATTACCAGCAAATCTGTCATTAGTGTGAACGCTATTAAGATTCGGGGCGCTATTGATAACCTGTCTTTGGTTGAAGGATACGCTATCAATACAATTGGTGTTTTTGCCACTGACCCTGATGAAGGTGAAATCCTGTATGCGGTTGCAAGGGCAACTGTTACTGGATGGATGCCCCCTTATAACGGGGTTACGGTTTCTGGGGCTTATTTTGAATTTGCGGTAACCATCGGTAACGCTTCACAGGTTGAATTGATCGTTGACCCGGCTGGTTATGCTTCTATCGGTGATCTTCAGGAAGTTCAGGAACAGATTGAAGATATCAAAGGTTTCATTGGTCTGAATGATGATACTGTTTACGGGGTTGAAGTGGACTTTGTAAACAAGACATTTACCCGCCTTGCCGGGGCTTCCGGTAGGCAAGCGGGAGAAGATTGGGACAACATTGAACCTTGGGGTGGTCGATATCGTTGTAACCTGACTGACGGTGGTGTTGAACTGTCCGCTTACGGTGAAGACGGATATACTGAAACGGGTGCTTTGACCGCTGCGGTTACCAAAGGTGGTAATACTTACGCTGTTGGAACCAAAGTTCAGGTAATGGTGAAACAACCCCGGTTTTATTACAGGGTTGTTCCGCTGAAGACTGAAAAGATTCCCGGTAAACGGGGCGCTCATATGCGGAAAGCCCGGTATTATATTTCCGCTACCCCCAAAGCAGGATTCAAACTTCACCCGGCTTTCATTTCCGGTGGGGTTGAAAAATCCTGTATTTACCTGTCCGCTTATGAAGGTTCCCTATATGATAAATCCGCTACCAGCTACATCAGTGATGATTCACAGGTTGCGGATTTCACAGCTTCAACGGGTGACCAACTGTCTTCTGTAGCTGGAAAGAAGCCCTTGTCCGGTAAGACACAGGATGCAACCAGAAGGAAAGTTGGTATCCTTGCTGAAAACCGGGGAACTGGTTGGTGTCAGTCCTTTGTTCAATCCGCTGCTGCTACAGAAATGCTGTTCCTTGTGGAATATGCTTCTTTCAACATGCAGGATAAGATTGGTGAAGGTGCTGTCAACAAAACTGATGATGGTTCTAACAACATGGCAGAAAATACGGGCGCTACTTCCATTCTTGGGAATGCTTCCGGTGCTGTCATGAATGCCAACAATATTCAGATTGTTTCCTATCGTGGTGAAGAAAACTTCTATGGGAACATCTGGAAATGGGTTGACGGTATGAACATCTATGCTGATACCACTAACGGTGACCATCAGTTGTTCATTGCCAATGACAAAAGCTTTGCCGAATCTAAAAACAACGGAAATTATGAACTTGTCAACTTTACCGCTTGCATGGCTAACGGCTATGTCAGTGCCTTTGGTTATGATCCTGAATTTGATTGGCTGTTCATTGCTTCTGAAGTTGATGGAAACGATGCTTCCAGTTCTGTTCCTGTGGGTGACTATTATTGGCAAGCTTCAGGAACAAGCGGTTATCACGTTTCTAAGTTGGGTGCGAGTTGGAGTGATGGCTTGAAGGCTGGTGGTTTCTACTGGACTGTCGATAATGTTCCTTCGTATCGGATTCGGAGTATCGGCGGGCGGTTGGCGTATGTACCAGCCCTGTAATTTTGTTGTTTCTGCTGCATAATGTAGCTTAAACAAAGGCAACCAGTAACCGAATGATTCAATTGAACATTGTGTCAGTTTGTTGGTTCTTCCAGTAGAAAAACATTTTTTCAAGGAACGTTTCTAAATTGGGTACGAATTGGAATAATGGCTTGAAAGCTGGTAGTTTCAACTGGAATGTCAATAATGTTCCTTCGAATCGGAATCGGAATATCAGCAGGCAGTTAGCACATGGACGATTGATTCAGGAACCCATTAGGGTTTCTTGATTCATAAAAACTCACTTGGAAACTGGTTGCCTTACCTCTTGGTAAAATATAGCATTACAAGGAAGCGGTATTAGTAACCATCCTTCTTTCTTCAAAGTTGGTTGTGTGAACGTTCTGCAACTCGTCCATACGAAAACAAAGGGTGACAGAATGAAAGCATACGGGAATTTATGGGAAAGGATTGTATCAGATGCCAACATGAAACTTGCCCATCAACACGCTAAAAAAGGAAAGGGTTGGTATTCAGAAGTTCAAGCGGTTGAAAAGGATATTCAGAAAAACCCTGATAAACCGCTTGGAACCATGATCCCCAAACTTCAAAAGCAGTTGGTGAATCACAAGTATCATACATCCGCTTACCGGATGAAGCAGCGCAAGGAAGGAAAGAAAATCCGTGATCTGTATAAACTTCCTTACTATCCTGACAGAATAGCGCAATGGGCGGTTATCCAAGTGATAGAACCCATTTTGATTCACAATCTGATCCGGGATACCTATTCAGCGATTCCCAAACGGGGTATTCATCCGGGCTTGAAGCGCTTGCGGTATTGGATAAACAATGATGTGGTCGGAACACAGTATTGTTTGAAAATTGACGCAAGGCATTATTATCAGTCTATCAATCATGAACTTCTGAAAGATAAATTCAGGCGGTTGTTCAAAGATACTGACCTGTTATGGTTCATTGATGAAGTCATTGATTCCATTTCAACCGCAACAGAAGAAGACCTTGAACGGCTGAAAAATTTGCTTCCTGTTGATCCTGAAATCCTGTCAAGACCTATCCGGGGTAGGCATGAAACCCCGGAACAAAGATTGAAGCGGTATCAGGAAAGCGGGGTTGGTCTTCCGATTGGCAATTATTTCAGTCAGTATGGCGGGAACTTCTATTTCAGTGAATTTGACCACTGGATGAAGGAAGTTTTTCATGTGAAATACTACATGCGCTATATGGATGATATCATTATCCTGATGGATTCCAAGGAAAAACTTCATGATCTGCGGTTGAAGATTGACTGGTATTTTCAAACTCACATGCTGATAACCATGAAATCCAACTGTCAAGTATTCCCTTCCTTTGTACGGGGCGTTGATTATTTGGGGTATCGTTCTTTCCTTGATTATACCCTGTTAAGAAAAACAACCTGTCAACAGTTCAAAAGAACCATGTTGAACATAAAGCGAAAGGTTAAGGTTGGAAAAGATATCAATCATACCAACTTTTGTTCTGTATTCAGCTACAAGGGTTGGTTGAATTCCTGTAATTCATTCCGTCTAAACCAAAAGTATCTTGAACCGCTGAAACCAGCGCTTCAGGACTACTACACAAAACTTTGTACAGAAAGGATGAATGAAGATGATTATTCACGGAACTACACGGGCAACGAATGCCCCGGAACCCATTGTGATTGATGAATGCTCTGTCTGGAAATCTGAAAACATCACTGAAGTCACGGTTCAGGATGAGGAAGGAACCCATACGGAATATGAATTCAATCTGATTCAGTATGGAAAGGATGAATATATTCATCTGATGGTTGATGATAACGCTTCCTTGAATGAACAGCTTACAGATGCACAGATGGCGCTTTGTGACCTGTATGAAATGATTGGGGTGTAATGAACATGGCTAAAATCTATGCTGAACTCATTAAGAAGGGAAAGAAAACCATTGATGATGTTCCACCTGAATTGGTTGAAGAAGTTAAAAGAATTCTTGGTTGGGATTTGGATTAACCTTCTTTTATTTCTGATCTTTGGAAGAAAGGGGGTGTTAGATGTGGCTGTGGTTTATGCAACTCTGATTGTCAAGGGTAAGAAGACCTTTGCACAGGTTCCCGATAAGCTGAAGGAAGCGGTGCGGGAAATCCTGATTGCGCTGGAAGTGCCTGAATTGGCTGAATAAGCCCTTTCCGGTTCTGGATGGGTGTTTATTCGGTTAACCCATTAGACCCGCCTGATTCGTGATTATATGACGATTCAGGCGGGATTTTTAATGAAAGAAGGTGTAATTCCATGCCAACAGAAACTATCATTTCCCTTGCTGTTGCTGTTGCTGCCCTGTTATTTACCGCTTTTTCATTCAAGCGGACTAAATTTCAGGATAACAGCGCAAACGCAACCGAAAGGGCAACCATGACCGCTGACATACGGTATATCCGTTCCAGTGTGGATGATATCAAGCTGGAAAACAAATCCATTCAGCGGGATATCCGGGGAATGAGTGAAAGACTTGTAAAGGTGGAAGAATCCACCAAATCAGCCCACAACCGGATTGATGAAATTCAAAAGAAAGGATGATTCCCAATGAAGTATGATTTTAAGGCATGGCTGAAAGCTGCTGGAATCCGGGCGCTGAAAACCATTGCTCAAACTGCTATTGCTACCATTGGTTCAACGGCGGTGTTTTCTGAAGTCAATTGGGCGGTGGTTGGTTCGGCTTCTCTGCTTGCGGGTGTTCTTTCCATTCTGACTTCTGTTGCTGGTCTTCCTGAAGTCCCTGAAAAGGTGATTGACGAATGAAGACCGCTGCACAAGTTGACAATCTTGTATCCGAATGGAAAAAGCAAGGTTTGACGGTTGCGGAAATATGTATCCGTCTTGCGGAAGCCTGTTTGGGTTGGGCGTATGTATTCGGGGCAAGGGGTGACTATTGTTTACCCCAAAACAGAAGGAACCGGGATTGGAAAACCTATCCTAAAATCAAAGAGAACTGCAAAAACTTTGAAGGTTCTGGAAGTAGCGGTTGTTCCGGGTGTAAATGGTATCCGGGCGGGGTAACCCGCTTTTTTGATTGCCGGGGTTTCACCTATTGGGTTGTCCTGAAGGTGACCGGAGTTAAAATCATGGGTGCTGGCGCTACATCCCAATACAATGATAATTCCAACTGGACTGAAAAAGGAACAATTGACAAGATGCCGAATGTGGTCTGTTGTGTTTTCAAGTATTCCAGCAAATCTGGAAAGATGGAACATACCGGGCTTCATATAGGCAATGGGAAAATCATTCATTGTTCTAACGGTGTCCAGACTGGAAAAACAACCGATAAGGGTTGGACGCATTACGCAATTCCGAAAAGTCTTGCTAATCAATCCGCTATCCCTACCACTGAAAGCGGAACGGAACCGGAAACGGGGGTTACTACCCCTGTTCTGAAAAAGGGAAGTAAAGGTGATAGGGTGATTGATGTTCAGAAGATGCTTATGCAGTTGGGTTATGATCTGCCCAAGTATGGTGCTGATGGTAGCTTTGGAAACGAAACCCTTGCAGCGGTGAAAGCATTCCAGCAGGATAACGGATTAACGGTTGATGGAATTGTTGGTTCTGTTACCCTTGCTGCTTTGGAAAGACTGACGCAAGGTGGAACCATCCAACAGCCTATCACCTACACTGTGACCATTTCCGGTCTTACCGCTGAAATGGCTGCGGAACTGGAACAGAAATACCCAACAGCTAAAAAAGTTCAGTCAATCGGGTGATACTAACCTGTTACTAACCGTCTGACCGGGCGGGGACTGAATCAGCCTTTCAGGAATTGAAACCGTTGAAATCATTGAAGGATGGTGTGTTCCAAAATGAAGAAAATTATGGTATAATATCTAATTGAAACCGGGGGAACGTTGTTTTTCAACGTTCCCCCTTATTTTTGTTACTAACGTGGTACTATTTCAATAAGCAGATTGCCTGTTGAAGTTCTTCCAAAGTCTTGTGAGTATAGACCCGTTCACCTACATCTTTGGACTTATGACCCATCATTAAATCAATACATTTCTTGTTTGCCCCGGCTGAATCCAACTTTGTTCTGAAGGTATGCCGGGTTTCATGTGGTAAATGTTTTATCCCGTATTTTTCCAAAGTGGTTTTGAAGATTTCCCGGAACCTTCCTTCATCCAGCGCTTTCCCTTCCTGATCCGTTATCAGGTATTTTGAAGCCGGATTGAACCTGACTTCAATGAACTTCAAAACCCTTGGGTGAATCGGAACTATTCTTTCTTTCCCGTTGCGGGTTTTAACCCCGCCTTTCATGGTTTGGTTGGTCATGTCCACATTACCTGTTTCCAGCGTTACAAATTCGATGATTCGCCAACCGGAATAAAGCATAATCAGAATACAATCAACCCATTCTTCCCCTGAATGGTTCCAAAGGGTTTTTATTTCCTGATCTGTGAAGGGCTGCTTGTGGGATTCTGCAACCGGGGCGCTGGTTGTTAACTGACTGAACATTTTTGAAATCACATCCATTTCCATAGCAAATCTATCAAGGTATCCCCAAAGGTTTTTGATTGTGGCTTGGGTGCTATAACCATGTCCGCAATTATCAATGCAATCCTGCATTTGAAATGATCTGATATCCCGGTATTTCAGTTCTTCTAACTTCCTGATGTGATTATATGCGGATTTCAACCCGCCTTGAAGGGATTTTCCCAACTTGGGAAGGATCGTTTCAGACCATTTTTCAAACAGTTCTTTCAAGGTGATGTTCCGTTTATCAATGTCATAAGGGTTTTTGTTGTAATCAGCAAGGGCAATCATTCCTTCTTCACGGGTTGGGAAGTATCCGATAATTAGGTAGATTGGCTGTCCCTTGTCATTCCAACCTGAAGTTTTCCTGACCACAAAGGGTTTTCGTCTGTTTCCAGACAGCTTGACAACTGAACCGTAACCGTTCGGGTTTTTCATGCTCAACCGCCTTTCTGAAAGGGGGAACTACGCTTGGGGCTACGGTTAAACTACGCCTTGACTACGCTTGGAACCGTTGATTTTATTGGGAAACTACGCTTGCTACGGTTGTTTTCAACTTCTTTAGATATCACGATTTAGGACAGGACTATAATATATTATATAGTCTGTATTCTAAACAATGTATATATAAAGAAATTGAAATTAAGCGTAGTTACTGTAGTCACCATTGAAAAACAACGATTCTTACCGTAGTTCATCCGTAGTTCTCCCGTAGTTTTACCCGTAGTTTTTGGCGGTGATCTGTGTTATAATCAGATGACCCGCCTTTGATCGTTCGGGGGTGTTGGTCTGTCCCTGTCCGGGGTGGTAGCTGGACGGGGACTTTTTTTTCATTTACCCTTTCCGTTCTGGACTTCATCAAGGGTCTTCTGGTCAACGTTGATTTGGGTGTTCCTGATCTGTTCAGCCTGTTCTTCAAATTTGGATTTTCCGCAACTGGACAATAGAACCAGTGAAATCAGAACCATTATAATAAGAAAGAACCTTTTCAAGAATCATCTTCCTTTCTGTACTTTTGTAGTTCGGAAATGTCTTCCAAAGAACTGATTGCCTTTTTCAGTCCTTCTTCATTCAGTTCATTTAGGATTGAAAGCGCTTTAACAGCTTCCTTTCCCCAATGATCCTGAATTGCCTGAAGCAAGGCAACTTCTTTAGAAATGGTCTTTACCTTATCTTCATCTTCATCAAAGCCCATCAGGTAACAAGCGGATACACCAAACACATCAGCCATTTTCTTAATGGTTGACCGCTTGATGTTTTCAACCTTGCCGTTCTCATATTTAGCAACGGCTGATTTCTGAACCCCCAACAACAGCCCCAATTCATCTTGGGTCATGTTGATGGATTCCCTGCAATACCGGATCCGTTCACCCATCGTCACAGAAATTCCCCCTTTCTTTTTCGTGGGTTACATAAAGAATTATAAACTTTTTAAGATACTTTTTCAAGAAATTCTAAAAAAGTTTCTTAAAAATCGAAAAAAGCGCTTGACAACCTTTTAGGAAACGTTTAAGATAAAGGTGTCTTAGTAAGACACCCGGAAATACTACCACATCCGGGAAAGGAACTCTTAACCCCCGAACGATGAAAGGACGGTATGAGGAAATGAAAGAACGGTATGAATGGAAACTGATTAACCCTTCCCTGAACTGGTGGGGATTTTGGGACAATGTGAAGCGGGAATACCTGATTGAAACCACTTCCTTTGGTCGAAAGGTTTATGAAGAAATGGGTTTTGTTGATGGCTGAATTCTTTACGGGGGATCGGGTAAAGATTCGGGACAACCGATTCATCGAAACTCACATCACCCCCCGGTGGGCTTACGGGTATTGTGGAATTGTGATCCGGTCAAACAAGCTATCTTATACGGTAGCACTTGACCAAACTGATTGGAAAGTACGGGTAAATGAAGAAGACCTGATGTTGATTGAAAGGAAGGTTATTGAAAATGGGTAAGCTGACACTGAAAGACAAGCTGAATGTCATGAAGGAAATTGACATTTCCAATAAACAGCATGTGGAAGACTGGAAGCGGAAGAACATGAAGATTTGGGTTGCTGACTACGGTTTCATTGACCGGGACGGGAACAAGCATGATGAAGAAGGTGATGAAGCTTTCCCCTACGGTAGCAACCGGATTCAGGTTGAAGCGCTGGATATTCAGACCGCATTGGATGAAGCAAAGAAACAACTACTTGCAATGGCGGGTAATCGGGATTGGCAGGAAGTCCGCATTTATGATGTTGGAATCTGCAATGATAACATCTGGTAATCAGGCGGGGCGCTTGCCCCTTCTGATATCAGGAAGCGGTTTCCCGTTTCCTGATATCAGGGGATAACCCTGAAGGGAACCGGAACCCTTAAAAATAGGACGGTCAATAAAGCCCCATACGGAACAGACCGGGGGAAGGGATGGTTGATCTAATCAACCGGGGAATCACGAGAAGTCCCTATCGAATGAAATTCCCCGCTTTGAACCTTGACAAGTTCACACTTTCTGAAAACTGGTTGCGGTAGCTGAAAGCGTAAAATCCCAAAGAAACCGGGCGGTGATGGGTAACCAGATGAACCAAACGTTCTTCCAGTTGGATGAAATAGGGTTGAAACACCTGAAAAGAAAAATAAGGATTTTACCGTAATTAACTAATGAGGACTAAAACAGATGGAAGTTGATACTATTTTTAATATGGATTGTATCAGCGGAATGAAGATGATTCCAGATTCATCTGTTGATATGATTCTTTGTGATTTACCATACGGAACCACAAGAAATAAATGGGATGTTGTGATACCATTTGATACTTTGTGGAATCAGTATAAGCGAATAACAAAAAAAACGTCTGCGGTTGTTTTATTTGCTGATGGGATGTTTACTGCTAAACTGTTGATGTCCAATCCTGAAATGTGGCGCTACAATTTAGTTTGGGATAAACAAAGGGGTTGTGATTTCCTAAATGCTAATGTGAAGCCCTTAAAATCACATGAAGATATATGTGTTTTTTATCAGAAAAAACCGATATTTAACAAACAATATTGGTATTCATCCCCATATAAGCGAACAAAGAACGGCACATTATCTGATAATTATGGAAACAGGAAAGAAGCATATTCTGAATCCCTTGATGGGGAACGGAATCCGCTATCAATCTTATCTTTTCCCCGTGATGGAAAAAGATATCACCCAACACAAAAACCTGTATCTTTATTAGAATGGCTAATAAAGACTTATACAAATCCCGGTGCTGTGATTCTTGATAACTGCATGGGGGTTGGTTCAACATGTGTAGCTGCTGTAAATACTGATCGACACTATATTGGATTTGAAACAAACCCTGAATATTTTAAAATTGCTTGTAATAGACTGGATGAAATTGAAGGAAGTGAAGACATTGAATAAGAATTTGTTGAAGTCTGTGATGGTTCTGCATGACGATACACAGGAAACGCTTGCTGAATATCTTGGGATTTCTGCCCCTACCCTTTCCCTGAAGATGAATGAAATTAAAGGGGCTGAATTCACACAGGGGGAAATCAAAAAAATCATTGAACGCTATGATCTGAGAGCAGAACAGATTATTGACATTTTTTTTAACTAAAGGTGTCTTTTTAGGACACTTTGAAAAACTGAAGATGAAAGGCAAGACACCAAATGAAAAAGATTGAATTTGCATGGATTGAACAGATTCTTTCTTTTGCTAATGAAGCTGAAAAACAAGCTTGGATAGATAAGCGGAATGGCAAGTTGGAACGGAAACACTGTTCAATGCTGATCCTGAAGGAATGGGAACAGGATGACAAATTGTTTATCAGAATCAGGTTGCCTTACAACCAGAATGAAATGAAAGGGGTAAATGAAGAATGAGTTTTTCTAAGAATCTGAAAACGCTGATGATGCAACGGAATATGACCCAAAAAGAACTATGTGGTTTGACCGGGCTTTCTGCTGCAAGTGTTAGTCAATACCTGTCCGGGGTGACCGGAACCCCGAAAGATACCACATTGAAAAAGATTGCTGATGCTCTTGATACATCGGTTGAATTTCTGAAGGGTGAAACCCCTGAACCGGATATTAACCAGGATGGTTCCCCGGCTAAAAAGATACGAATTGAAGACGCTGCAAAGCGCTTGGGTAAGTCTGAACAGTTTATCCGGGTTTCCCTTCAGCGGGGAAAAGCCCCGTTTGGATTCGCTGTTCAGATGGCTTCCGGGAAATGGTGTTATCACATCAGCCCCAAACTATTTGCTGAATACGCTGGAACATGAAAAGAAAGGATGATTGATTGTGTTGCTTCTGGTTGTCTGGATTTCCCTTGTGATGGGATTCATTACCTATAAAGAAAAACCTGACCGGGATGATAACGATAATATCAAGCGCATGGTGAAGGAAGCCAAATACCATGAAAGACACCCGGAAGTGAAACGGTCTGTCAAATACATGAACGCTGGATATTTTCAGTAAGGGGGTAAAGAAATGATCTTGAAAAGGAACCAGCGGTTCATTCCGCTTCCGTTGGGTGAACCGCTGACAGCCTGTGACCTTCAGAACATTGAAGATTGTCTGGTTGCTTTGACCTTCCGGGATAAGCCTGAAGTGATCCTGTGTCGGTGGGGCTGGAAGCGTAAAAGCGGTGAACATGCTTCCTATCAGGGATTCTGGATGTTGGATAATACTAATCTTCCTGTTTTCCCGTGGAATACCTACGGTACAAACTGGCAAGCCTACCGGGTCTATCTTCCCCGTGATATCAGGGATATTGCGGTTTATGCGGGGTGATGAAGTGGAACTGCTGCCACATCAGACAGAAGCCCTGAAAGCTTCCAAAGGCTTGAACCGGGTAGCTTACTATTGGGATATGGGTTTGGGTAAAACCTTCATAGGCGCTGAAAAGCTGATTGACCTGAACAAAGAAATCAACCTTGTTGTCTGTCAGAAGACAAAGATAGCTGACTGGATGGAACACTTTCAACAGAACTATCCTGATAACTTCATTCTGTATGATCTGACAGACAAGAAACAATTTGATAACTTCATGCTTCATCTTGAAGTGTGGAACGGTCATTCAGGAACCTTGCTGAAGATAGCGTTTATCAACTATGACCTGATCTTCCGTAGACCTGACCTGAAGAAGCTGACCGAGTTTACCTTATTGCTGGATGAATCTTCCCTGATTCAGAATGACAAAGCGAAACGGTCAAAGTTCATCCTGAATCTTCACCCGGCTAATGTGATCCTGTTATCAGGAACCCCGGTTTCCGGGAAATATGAAAACCTGTGGTCACAGATTCATTTATTGGGTTGGGAAATATCTAATAATCTATATCAAAAGCAATATGTGAATTGGGTATTGACGGAAGAAGATGAAGCGGGTTTCCGTCATTGGATCGTTGACCGGGAAAACCCTTATAAGAATGTTGACAGGCTGAAATCAAAGCTGCGGGAACATGGCGCTTTCTTCCTGAAAACTGAAGAATGTTTCAATCTTCCTGAACAGAATTTCATTACTGTTTCAGTTCCGACAACCAAAGAATACCGGAAATTCAGGAAGAAAAAGGTTGTGGAAATTGGTGATGAAATATTTGTGGGGGATAACGTTTTCAAGGAAAGGTTATATTCCCGTGAACTATGTGGAAGCTACAATCAGAAAAAATGGGACGCTTTCAATGATCTGTTGCAATCCACCAATGACAGATTGGTTGTTTTCTATAACTTCAATAAGGAATTGGCTGGTTTGATTGTCGCATGTAGTGAAGCGGGAAAGCCTGTAAGCATTATCAATGGTTCTACCAAAGACCTGACAGCCTATGAACAGGAATCCGATTCCGTCACCCTGATTCAGTATCAAGCTGGGGCAATGGGGCTAAATCTTCAGAAAGCTAACAAGATTATCTATTTCACATTGACAGACAAATCAGAACTGTTTGAACAGTCAAAGAAACGGATTCACAGGATTGGACAGAACCAACCCTGTTTCTATTATCTGATGATCTGCAAAAACAGTGTGGAAGAAGTCATGTTGCAAACGCTAAAAGAAAGGCGGGATTTTACAGATGACCTGTTCAAAGAGTGCAAAAAGTGAAACCATCTACACCAATGATTTTGAACTGGAAAAGTTCGCTGATGAAATTGTGAAAGGGTGGGTGTTATCCAGAAATGGAACGGTTGCCCGATCTGATTTCAATGCTTGGTTGAAACAGTTCAACAATATTCTGAAATCATCCGCTGATGATTATTTCAAGCGGGTTGAAATTATAAAACATAATTTGGGGGTGCTGAAAGGTGAAAGCATGTAAAGACCTTTGCCCGGTGTTGAAAATTCAACGCTGCTGCTTTATGTGTGACAGGCAAAAAACCTGTAATCAGGTTTGCGGTGAAGATTCCAATAATCTGTGTGAACTGCTGATTGATATTCCTGATGGGAATTGTGAACAGAAAGCGGAAGTCCTTCTTCAGAAGCTTGAAGCGGTAATGAATCAGAAAGCGGAATTGGAAATCAAAGAAAAAGAACTGAAGGAAGCGCTGAAAAGCCTGATGGAAGAATACAAGGAAACCAGCCTGAAGAACAATTCCCACATGAAGGTTACTTACATCAAGGCTTCAATCGGGGTTGAATTTGACAAAGACCTGTTCAAGAAAACTGACCCGGCTACCTACGCTAAATTCTGCGTTAAGGAAACCAGTAAGAAAGCTTATATCAAGTGTGAACTGCTGAAGAAGGGGGGAAAGAAAGATGAAAAAGCAGAAGCCTAACCGAATGGCGAAAAAGAACCGGAAATTGATTCGTCACACAGAAGCATTCAGAAGACGGATGGAAACACAGAAAAATCAGCGGGAAGCCCTGAAAAAAGGACACACCTATCATCCCCGCTGCCTTGCCCGGTCTGTTAGTATATTCATCGGACAGATAACAGATGATATTTCCGCTAAAAACGCTGCTCTGAATTGGAAAGCCTACATGGAAGCTGCCATTGCTCACCCGCATGAATTCCGGGCTATGCTGAATCCGGTGAAACGGCTACCCAACCGGGTTATCAGGAAGGTGGAAAAATGACCCCTGAAAAGACCTTTGAAAACCGGGTGAAACGATGGTTGACGGGCGCTGGAATCTATACCCTTGGAACCCCTGAAAATAAGATGACGGTTCCCCCAATAGGGTATTTTGAAAAGCGGTGGGGCGGTGGGTATAGTCAATCTGGTTTACCTGACCTTCATATTGTGGTTCATGGAATCAATCTTGATGTAGAACTGAAAGCGCAAACCGGGAAACCGTCTGAACTACAAAAGTTCATGATCCGTCAAATCAATAACAGCGGTTCCCTTGCGCTGATTCTGTATCCTGACAGGTTCCCTGACTTTCAAAATTTGATTAAGGGGGTGATTGATTGCAATTCTCACATTCCCGCCTTGAATGCTTTGAAAGCTGCCCTTTCAAGTTTCAACTACGGTATATCAACCAGATAGGAACCATTCCTTCTGATGATCCCGCTTCCCCTCTGATCTTGGGACATGCCCTTCATACAGGGATTGAACAGGGAACGGAAGCCGGGGTAAATGAATACCTGAATGCTTATCCAGTTATCACAGACGGTCATATAAATGAACAAATCAAGTTGGAATACTGGATTCCCCGGATTCGGGCGCTGATTGATCCTGAAGCGGAATTTGAAGTTCCGCTTTATGCCCCTGATTTTGTGGGGTTTATTGATCTGCTGACCCCGGCGCTTGGATTCCATGACCAACCAATGCCCGGTTTATATGATCTTGTTGATTTTAAGTATGCTTCCAGCGCTTCCCGCTATGCGGAATCTGAACAGCTACACCTTTATAAATACTTCTTTGAAAAGCTGAATCCGGGAAAATACATCAGGAATCTTACCTATTGGGTAATTCCTAAAGTCAGTATCAAACAGAAGAAAGATGAAGACTTGCTGCAATTCAGAACCCGGATTGAAACAGAATTGGAACAGAAGGAAATTGAATTTGTTCAGGTTCAGTATGATCCGAATAAAGTTATTGGATTCTTTATTGGATGTAAACGCTGCATAGAAGCAAAAGAATTTCCTGAAAAACACAGCTATCTTTGTAGCTGGTGTGAATATCAAGACTATTGTCAGAAAGGTGAAGATTATATGTTACTGCCCAAAAATGAAAGGCGGGATTTGTCCGCTATTAACAAAAAGGTTATCTGGATTTATGGAAGTCCTTTCAGCGGGAAAACGTGGTTTGCAAACCGCTTTCCTGATGTGCTGATGCTGAACACAGACGGAAATATCAAGTATGTAGATGCCCCGTTTATTGCTATCAAGGATGAAGTGACCGTAAATGGACGGATTGCAAGCACAAAACTTGGATGGGAAGTTTTCAAAGATGTGATTGATGAACTGTCCAAGAAGCAGAATGATTTCAAGACCATTGTAGTTGATCTGCTTGAAGACACTTATGAAATGTGCCGTTTGTTTATGTATAAGGAAATGGGAATCAAACATGAATCTGATGATTCCTTCCGGGCTTGGGATAAGGTAAGAACGGAATTCCTTTCTACTATCCGTAAGCTGATAAATCTGGATTATGAGAATATCATTTTGATATCTCATGAGGATATGAGCCGGGATATCATGAAGAAAGGTGGTGACAAGGTAACCGCAATCAAGCCCAACATGCAGGATAAGGTTTCCAATAAAGTTGCGGGTATGGTTGATCTGGTTACCCGGTTGGTTTCTGAAGGTGATTCCCGGAAACTGACTTTCAAGAATTCTGAAACTATCTTTGGTGGTGGGCGTTTGATTGTGAAGGAAGATGAAATCAACGCTGACTATGATGAATTCATTTCCCTGTATGAAGAAGCCAATGCGAACGCAACAAAGGCAATTAAGGAAGCCCCGGATGTGAACCCCACATCTGAAGCCCCTTCCCGCAAGCGCAAGACCAAGGAAGAAGCTGTTGCGGAAGAAGTCAAGGAAATTGAAAAAGCTGAAAAGGCTGAAATTGCTGAAGTTGACAAGGGAACGGGTGCTATTGTTGGCGCTACCCCTGAAGAACAGAAAGCGGAAGAAACCAAGGAAG